ACCAGCAGAGGTAAGGACAGACCATCCATCTATAGGAGCACACCAAGACTGGTAAGCCATACCAGAACGGAATCCAGCGTGAACAGTATCAATATTAGATTTCCATTGCCAGTACCGGAGATTATAACCAAGAGGACCAGAAACAGTACGAGACGGGTTGTTCTGGAGACTCAGAGCAGGGACAGCCTGCATGCCTAACTGGTCGAAAGCAGGTTGTGGGAAATCAGAAATAGCCGTAACAGTCAATTGAGGATTCTGACCCGTCAAGTTCCAATCAACCAGAGGAACAGCATGATATACGCACATAATCACCTGATGTTCAGCACCACAATCATAAGTCAGCGTATGACCAGACTGAGAACCTACACCTTTACCAGCGATTACAGCTTGAGAGTTATCAGATTCTAAGTTGGTATTCAAGACTTCATTAATATTGATTACATTTGACCAACCTCCAATATAATGACAATGATTACCCATATATTCAGGAGCTTTGATACCAAACTGGGCGGCCATTTGGTCTGAATAGTCTTTACTGGAGAATTGTATTACCTCTTTCCACCGCTGTAAGTATTCTGTCGCACGGATTGAAAGAGCGGAGAGGTCGGCATTCAAAACAACATTACGGCCAACAGTAGAAGAGGCACTGTTAGTAGTAGCGACGTTAACATTGCCAGGAGTATTAATCAACGCAGCATTAGGTTGAGAACCACTACCACCAGCAATAACAGAACGGGAGTTCCATGTAGAATCAATAGCCGAAAGCACAGCAACACTACCATACTGACTATTCGGGAGCATACCCATAAAATAATCTTTCGGATAGTTAGCATACCGAAGCTGGAGCATTTCAGAGGCAAGATTTAACTGCGATTTACCGTCCCAATAGTCAACATTATAAGAATAAGCCAGGTGCTTTTCCCATTGAGAATTTGAAAAAGCGTCATAATAAATTTTTTGATAGGTCAACAACGGAAGAAGATTTACAACCTGACTCTTAGAGTAAACCAAAGGATTAGAAGCATCACCGACAGAATCTAGACCTAAATAAGCCTTAGTAATAGCAGCCTTGGCAGTGTTTGAAGACGCAAGAAATGAACCATATTCAAGCATATCCAATATCTTAGAAGCGCCATAAACATAAGGCAAGCCAGCATCATCAAAAACGTCTTTGCCGTTAATCACCTGGAGACTCAACGATATCAAGTTCAATGTTGTGTTCGGTACAGAAGTCAACATTTCAGTATTAGCAGTATTACTAGCGGCAGACGTCATATAATCCGTCATCTGAGTAAACGCCTGAGGAAGAGCACGAGAAATCAAGCGTAACGGCACAGCGTAAAAGTCATAATACTCTTTAATACGAGTGTACGCAGCAGTGTTTACCGGAACAGTACGGGTAAACCAATCAGAGGAAATACGGTATTTATTACCGGGGATAGCAATCTGCCAATAGACGGGCAGAATTTCACCAACTTTCGCCGTAAACAACTTTTTACTAGACAGGTCAAAGGAAGAGCGATGAACGGCAACTTTCGCTCGGTCTAGCGGATTAAAATCACTCATAAATAATTAATTTAATTAAATTAGACCATACGGTTGAATATATTATTAGCGTCACTTAGCTTCTTATGTTTAATCATATCACGGCAGAACTTCGATGCACGGTTATCCAGACACCTCTGTAAGTCGTCGCACAAATCGTTGTAATTTGCAGGTTGCGAGGCTTTAAAGGATAATCCGACCAGACGAGAAAGAGCTGGGGAAAATAATAATTTTCGGGGGTCATCAAAATGTAAGATGGTGGGTTTGATTCCTGCCATTCTGTCTCGAATAGTGTACGTGGAAAATGTTCCATCTTCTTCCTCCTTAACGATTGACCTCTCACATCCTATGGCTGGTAAGTAAAAATATCGCAATAAAGGGAATTCACATGCTTCTTGTATTCGCAACGAATCACACATTCGTACATAGTCCGCTTTTTTCTCATACTCTATGCCTATTTTGATGATAAAATTAATACGATTGGCATAAGAATCAAGATTACCACCGATGGGAGGCAGATGCCAATTCCTAAGGAACTTACTGACATAAAGGAATAGCCGATATAACTTATTAATATAAGATTCAACATCGACATCAGAAGAACTGTTACAGAACCTAGTAAGACACCGAGCAGAATGTAAAACAATTTCGTCCTCATTAGTTAAATGATGATTTAAGATAATATATTGATAATAAGCACGAACAATAGAAAGGATAGAATCGGAATTATAATCTATAATACCAAATCTTGCGATTCTTTTCGGCGCATCTGCAACAGCACGAATAATTCTAGCAATCGCAACAGCATCGTCATAGCGAGCACTTGAGAATCGGGGGAGTAAGGTACGGATATACGACATGGGGGGAGTTGATTTAACACTAATCCCGTTGAAGTTATAGATTCGTCCATTAATGACAGAATCGATTTTTTGCTCAATCGCATGATAGACGTCTTCGCTTTCATCAAGAACCTCGCCTTTTTCAAAAAATCCAATAGACGCTCTTTGTCGGGGTTTAAATGAGCCGCATGCTCGATATAATGAGGGAGCAGAGATAAGGCTGTTAACGTAACTCGCAACGTATGATGAAGCTCCACCACGGGCAACCTGGAAATCTGAACGACCGAATTTCCAACTCTTAGCATGACACTGTCGTAATACCTCCGAGACTTTTTTCGAGTTTGAGAATAATAAGATATGATAATGCGGGCGGAAATGGACTGGTCCGTATTCACCCACAGCGTAGAAGTGTAACGTTTCATAAGAACCTAAAATTTGATATAAATGTTTACGTAAGCGTTTAATATAGTTCTGAACATCAACATAATTCAGAAAGGGTATAAGGTTATCAACACCATATTTTTCAGCAACGGGATATACTGAGTTGTCAACGGCCTGCGTTTTACGGATAAAACTACGAATAGCATCCATACTAAGAAACCAATTAGCCCTAACAGGAACATGCTCCTTGATTTTACGGTCAAACGGCACCGTGCCTTGAACTTGCGTGAAGAATATATGACGTAAAAGGGAAGAATCCTCAGGTTGATACTCAGAAACAGGGATATAAGAGTGGCGTTCATAACCAAAAACTTTATCTCCTGAAATACTTAAGGCGTCTTCATACTCACTATACAGAACATCACATTTCATCAAAGGAACATGCTCGTTATCATAAGTAAGCGTCACAAAATAAGAATACTTGAAAGCACTTCCAGCGGTCTTCACACGCATGGACGCCTTTTGAGCACGCTTATAAATACAGTAATCGCATTGACCGCAATCCACGGCAATACGTTGACCTGTGTAACGATTAGTTATAAAAGAACGATGTTGGCAATAATCAGCAGCCTTAAGCAAATCAGGAGAATATGCCTTAATTATCATAAGTATTAACGTTTATCTATTACCTGTCGACGATTACGTGAACAGAACGAAACATGAATAAATGTCGGATATATAATAAGCTGGTCAAATGGCGAAACATTATCAGAAAAAAAATGAATCTCTTCAAGCAACTTATTAAACGTAGTAGAACCATAAGGCTTAATATCAACAGCTTCACCTACAAGATGCTGAGAATTCGGAGCACCATTGCAAGCTTTATTCTGCTCAGGAGTACGCCTGGCACTAGTTACAGAAAAATGAACATTAGAATACAACAAGTACTCAAGAAAATGCATAAGAGTATAATTCATAGTCCAATAGCATTAAGTACATAACCAAGAGCGGCAGAAATAGCGCCAATTACAATTTTCCAAACATTACTACTTTTCATCAGATTGAGATTTAAGTTCAACGAAATTATTTTCTTCTTTAATTGAATCCACAATAACAATAAGACCCAACGGAGAAACTCGCTCAGAATAATTTCCAAGACCATCGAGAGAATTGACAATATAAGGCGGCATAACATCACGACCAGTTTGTTTTTCTTTTAAGGAAATAATGAATTTCTGCATAATTGTAAGATTTTAAATGTTAATAATTTAATGAGTTGGTTTCTACAAAGGCAAAGGAAAGAATTATTTTTGAATAAACAAAATATTTCGGAGTTTTTTTTATTCTACGGTCAGAGTGTGAGTTGTGCGTTTATAGACAAGAAGGGCCGAATTTGAGATGATAACTCAAATTTCCTTCGGACACAACTAGGGGCTTCGCTTGAATAACAAAGTGGATGTATACAGGGTGTATAGGCACGGCAGGTCAGATAGAACCTGCCTTTGCGCACCTACGTGCTAAAATACCGAAGCGGAAACGCTTCTCTATGGAAGTCGCTCCGCTCCGTTTTTCGATCAGGGCCTAGGCGGCCGGCCGGTGTATATCACTCAAACGCCGTGATGGGCTCTTAGTCCTAAAGTATGTTAACAGCTAATAACCGATACCATTAGAACCGTTATAAATAGTAGTGTTACGAGGACCGTAATCATTACGGAAAATCTGAGCACCGGGGCGCATAGCTCCAATTACATTACCAGCACCTTGAAAAATACGAGATGTATAATCAATAGCATTACGAATACCGTAAGAATCAAAGTCTTTTTTAGCATTACCGGCAGACCACTTATAATAATCACGTAAGGCTTTATCCTTAGAATACTGCATATTTTTACGATTATTAACATTCTTATAATCCCAGAGAGAATCATAATACTGTGTATAATAAGCCATATTCGTAGCAGAAATTAGAGCATCAGCAGTGCCAGAAGCAATTTTGTTAGAAATTTTCTGACCTTGTGCCTGAGCAGCTAGCAGAACAGCACGCTGGATTTCAGTTTGAACCTGTTTTTCAGTCAAAGCACCTTGTTGAACAAGGTTATAAAGATACTGGGCTTTTGTAAACAAATCCGCTTGTTGTTTAGCATCCATATACTTATTCAGTATAGCTTGAGCGTCAGACTGCAAATAAACTTGAGTAGTTTGAGCGGCAGAAAGCTTACCAGCAGTAACAGCATTCTCCAATTGCTGGCGCTCCATAGATTGGTCTAATTCGGCAGAGATACGACCCGTTTCTTTATTCCAGTAACCAGACTGGCCGACACCAATATTTTTATAATTAGTATCACCTAAAATCCTATTTACTAAATAAGGAGTAAGAGTATCTATCTGTCTAGATTCAGAAAGAGCCTTTTTGGCTTGAGCAAACGAAGACAAAGCCGTGTCAACAGAAGAAAAATCAAAGTGAGGGGCTTGCATGGAAGGAGTAGAAACAGAACCAGCCTGAGCTCCAGTAGGGACAGAGGCACCAGTACCCGAAGCGTTTTGAGTAAACGGGTTTAAACCGCGAGAAATCATAGCCTCAGGAGAATTATACTCATTCTGTTTATTCCACATTTTCTCCTGCCAATCACGAGTTTTTTGAGCTTCCTGTCGCTGAAAGGAACGATTCAGTTGGGCTTGACGCTCATTAGCGTCATTAGTGTCAGCAGTAGCAAAAGCATTACCAATAGCGCTAAACAAACTACCAATAAAATGATGCTCATTCCTAGGAGAGAGCATGCTCTCTCCAATCTCTAGAAACCTCATTGCGCACTAGCGGCAGGGGCGGAATCCGTAGACGGCGCTGCCTGTTCCTCTGCCAGCATAGCCTCAGCATATGCAGTCAATTCAGATTTCTCATTAGCCAGTTGACGCAATACAGCCTGACGTTCAGACATAGTTTGACAATGACGAGAAATAACACAGTTAAAACGTTCCTCATCCGTCATCTGGTCCATAGTGGTAGATTGAGTAGGATGCATCTGAGCCAAAATATTATTCACATTCATATCACCAAGCAAACGACGATATTTTTCTTGATTCAGCAGAATCTGAGTCATATCGCATTGAATCAAATCACCGTCAGGAGTTTCATCATACATAACAGAGTCATAAACAGAAGCCTGATAACACGGATTACCTTCCTCTAATTCAGGAACGTACGTGTCTTTTTCAAAAATATCATTTTTATAAGCAAAATTTCTCATAACAAGCAAATTTAATAAGGTAAACCATTTCTATCCAAATTCTGAACAGCATAAACCTGGAAATTAACATTACACAACAACTGGTCATAAGCCACGGAACAGTTCTGACCTGAAACTTGAGGCTCAAAAATAGAGTTCAATTGCTGAGGACGAACTTTCATAGATTTATACGACCAAGAACCAGCAGAGGTAAGGACAGACCATCCATCTATAGGAGCACACCAAGACTGGTAA